GGTTACACTTTGGCAGATGCTAAAACGGAATTTGAAACAGCAATGACAGCATATCTGAAAAATATGGTGCTTACCGCCGAAAGTCCCACCGATGTAGTTGTGAGAGTGTCAAGCGTGGGCGCCCTGATAACCGCTATGAAGTCGGTACTGGACTATAGCTCCCTCACACTTAACGGTGATACGGGGAATATTGCACCCGGGGACAATAGTGTGCCTGTACTTGGGGAGGTGACAGTAAATGCCCCAACTGCTTAATAACTATTATGACACTACATATGAGGAAATAGTGAATTACGTTCCCGATTACTACACCGAGGTCAAGGAAATGCAGGCGGTCTACAAAGCCGAAGGGGATCTTCTTGATGACATCAAAGACGGAATAGAAAAGGTATTTGGAGACTGTTTCATCGACAGCGCAGATGAAGCGACTATCGCCAAGCTGGAACAGTTCCTTAATATCCATATGCACGGTGAGCGTTCTCTTGACGACCGCAGGCGACTTGTGAAATCTTACTTTGTGGGAGCAGGCAAGATGTCGGAAAGTCTGCTGTCCGACATAATCGGAACATACACAGGCACGAAAAGTGAATGTGAGCTCAGACCCTTCGATGCTCAGGGCAATAATGCTTTGTTCGTTGATACGAAGAGAGGCACGGAAACCTCATTTTATGCAAGTGACATCATGGAGCTGATAAGAGCCAAGCTGCCTGCTCACATAGCCTATCAATTCAATGTGGTCTATGAAAACGAGGTGCAGATAAACAATGAGATAGTTTTCGGCTATCCTGTTACCGCAAACTGCGGAAATATTCTCTGCGGACAGGGGGTGAATGACCTGTGACAATATGGAATGAGACCTTTTTAAATAAGATACGCACCTACTGGAAAAGTATGATAGACAAAATACAGCTTCAGACAGGTGAAAGCACATGGACTGATCTTGAAATAGTTGAAAAGACTATCGAAGGCAACGCTATAGCTGTATTCTGCCGTGTTCCTGATGTACAATTTACAGCGGTGAACATCAGAGTGATAGACAGTGACGGGGATGTGGCAGGGGTGACGCCGGAGAGTATAAGTAAGACGAGTGATGACACATTCTATTTAACGTTCAGATTTAATCTGGCTCAGATCGAGACATAAGAAAGCGAGGTATGATCTATGGATCAGATCGAAATTGAAATAATCCGAAAAGAGATCAGTCGGTGGATGAGCTCTAAACAACGGCGTTCCCAGTTGGATGGCGTGAGATATTATAATGGAAGACATGATATTCTCATGCGAAAACGTGAAGCTATAGGACAGGACGGCAAGCCTACAGAGATAACAAATCTGCCAAACAATAAAGTGGTTGACAACCAATTCAAAAAGCTGGTGGATCAGAAAGTTAACTATCTTCTGGGGAAGCCCTTTGTATTCGAGGGGGATGATAAGGAGTACATCAAAAAAATAAAAAGCGTTTTTGGAAAAAAAGTAAGACGGATGATGAAAAATGCCTGCCGTGAAACACTGCTGTGCGGTATATGCTGGCTTTTCCCGTACTACAGCAGCAGTACGGGGGAATTCTTATTCAAGCTTTTCCCCGGATGTGATGTGCTGCCGTTCTGGGAGGATGATGAGCACACGCACGTTAAACGAGCAGTGAGACTGTACAACGAAAAGATCTATGAGGGAACCGAACCGAAGATCATAGAAAAAGCTGAGGTATATGACAGCGACGGGGTATGGGTCTTTACGCTGGACGGAGGTACACTAAAGCCTGATCCCGGGTCTCCCCACCCCTATGCACACTTGGGGGAAACTGCGCTGAACTGGCAGCGGATACCGCTTATCCCCATAAAATACAACGATGAAACGCCTTTGCTTGAAAACGTGAGATCCCTGCAGGACGGCATCAATCTTATGATATCGGATTTTGAAAATAACTTGCAGGAGGACGCCAGAAACACAATAATAGTGCTGAAAAACTATGACGGTGAAAACTTGGGCGAATTCAGACGGAATTTAGCTACATACGGGGCTGTTAAGGTGAGGTCTGACGGAGAAAGCAGAGGCGGTGTTGACACATTACAGGTGACCGTCAATGCAGATAATTATAAAGCTATCCTGGATATTTTTAAAAAGGCTATTATCGAGAACGGCAAGGGCTTTGATTCTAAATCGGACAGACTGGGAACAAATCCTAATCAGATGAACATACAGTCAATGTACTCGGATATAGATCTGGATGCAAACGGCATGGAAACAGAGATGCAGGCTTCCTTTGATGATATGCTGTGGTTCGTAAACTGCCATCTGGCAAATACAGGTAAAGGAAATTACTTTGATGAGCCTGTAGATATTATATTCAACAGAGATATACTTATCAATGAATCCCAGGTCATTGAGGATATAAAAAATTCCGTGGGCATTTTGTCAAAGAAAACGCTTGTTGCCCAGCACCCTTATGTTGATGACATTGAGGAGGAATTGAAGAGGATAAAAGAGGAAGAACAAGAAGAGTATATGGACTATAACGCATTTGGAGACAAGTGAAAGGTGGTATCGTAATGAAAAAAGGTATTGATGTGAGCTTTGCACAGGGTAAAGTGGACTGGAAGGCTGTTAAGTCTACAGGCAAGGTGGATTTTGCCATAATCAGAGCGGGCTTTGGCAGGGAAACATCACAGGAAGACAGTCAGTTCAAAAACAACTATGCAGGCTGTAAGAGCAATAATATTCCCTGCGGTGTTTACTGGTTCAGCTACGCAGAAAGTGCAGAGGACGCTAAAAGAGAAGCTAAGGCGTGTATGGAGGTCATCGAGGGGAAAGAATTTGAATACCCTGTGTTCTTCGACCTTGAAGAAGGTTTCCAGTTTGACAGAGGAAAAAGTTTTTGTGATAGTCTGGTCAAAGCTTTCTGCGGCGAGCTGGAAGCAAACGGATACTTTGCAGGGCTTTACTGCTCCACAAGCTGGCTGAACAGCTGCATATCTCCCGATGTGGCTAAAAGGTATGCTCTCTGGGTAGCACAGTATTACGATGAATGCACATACAAGGCTGCGCCTGTGGGAATGTGGCAGTACAGCTCTGAGGGAAGTGTAAACGGTATCAATACAAACGTTGATATGGATGAATGCTATGTGGATTATCCGTCAATCATCAAATCCAAAGGGCTTAACGGATTCAAGAAAATAACTCTTGAGGGCGATCTGAACAAGGATGGAAAAGTCGATGTGAGAGATAAGGCATATGAGGAAGCGCACAAGCCGCAGCTGGACAAGTCGGGGTACATAAGAGGAGATAAGACAATAGGCACACTTGCATTGAAGGAAATGCTGCTGATCGCTAAACAGGTGGGAGTTAGCAGGTACGGTATGTACGAAAATCAAGAAATCGGAGACGGCACTATCACAGCTATCAACGCACTTCTCAGCAAGTGGGGCTATAAAAAAACAGGTATCGCAGGGGAAAATTTTATAAAAAAATTAGCTGGCGAGATCAGAAAGGCGGTAAAGTGATGGACGGAATAGGAAAAGTTTTCGGCTTGTTCTCAGCGTGGATATGTGCAGCTCTTTCATTCTGTTTTGGAAGTATGGATGGGCTTTTGATAGCGCTCGTAGCACTTATGGCTATAGACTATATCACGGGTGTAATAAAAGCAGGGGTCAATCATGATCTGTGCTCTGGGGTAGGCTTTAAGGGCATAGCTCGCAAGGTATTTATACTGGCACTGGTGGCAGTGGGGAACTTAGTCGATGTACATATTATAGGGGATGGAAGTCTGTGCAGGTCCCTTGTGATAGGGTTTTATGTGGCGAATGAGGCGTTATCTATAATTGAAAATGCTATCGGGTTGGGGCTGCCTGTGCCGAAAAAGTTGGTTGCTATTATAAGAGAATTGAAAGATAAGAATGATAAAGGCGATAAAGAGGAGTAATTTATAAGACTTTTAATATAGAATTAAAAGAAAACCGCTCGGGATTTGAAATCTCGGGCGGTGTTTTGTTATATATTCTCTGTAACAAATTTAACTATATCATAGTTTTTATCAAATATTTCTTTGTCTGACAACATTTCTTCCATTGAAAACCATTTGAATTGCTTATCGCCTATACTAAAGCTATCTTTTATAATGTTATTATTAAAATTTCTGATATTGACCTGATATAAATTATGTTCATAGGTTTTGATTTTATTATTGCTTACAGAAAACTTTGTATGAGTATCTTTAGCTTTGAAATCAATTGATAATTCTGTAGGGTTTACCTCCAAATCAATCGAAAGGTGCTTTATTATGTTTTCTTTATCGTTGTCGGTCGTTTTATAGTGAGGGAATAAAAAGCATTTCCATTCGACATCATAAAAAAGCAAATATCGTTTGGGATACTCGTTAAAAGCATCCTTTACAGCTACAAGCGAATACCGGCTCTTGGGAATATCCATATTCTTAATATCGTTAAATAAGGTATCTGCACTTATAGAGTGTTTATTGACCTGAACCATATCATATATTCCTTTCAAAACAAATATCCCACCGAGAATGACAATGATCACCTTTAATATACTGGATTTGATGCTGTTACCCAAAATATCAAAACCATATAAACCATCAGTTATTATTGTTATTAAGCCTGATGCCGTTGTCAATAATCCATCAGTGTAAGATGTTTTTATATATTTATCGTTGCTATTTAATAGTATCTTTAATTTATCCTCATCTATATTAAGCATTCGCTCGCCTCCATTGGTTTTATTATAGCATAAAGAACAAATGATTGTCAATTAAAACGAAGAATAAAATCCTATGCACGTTGGGTACACGTTGGGTACAAGAAAGTTAAAATTAAAAATTAAACCCTTGTAGATAACGTATCTACAAGGGTTTCTTGGAGCTTGTGACGGGACTCGAACCTGCGACCTGCTCATTACGAATGAGAGGACAAGGGGCTAAACTACGCATTTACTATAGTTTGTGAGCGGTGAAATAGCTATAATCTAAATGGGTTGGGGACGGAGTTGGGGACAAGTCGGAATTTCTATTGATCAGTCTATCTTCCACATTTCGATCGTGGCTTTGAGCTCGTTAATGGTCTGATGAATGTAGTGCTCCTGTGTCGTTTTGAAATCTGTATGTCCTACAAGTTTAATAATGTTTTCCTGCTTTGCGCCTGAGGCGTGAAGCATTGTTGTGTATGTGTGTCTTGTGGAGTGGGGACTTTTCTTTTCTATGTCAAGAGCTTCCAGAAGGGGATAATAGTGCCGCCTGCGGAAGTTACTTGCTTCCATTTTTCCACCCTTGGAATTGATCAACAGGTACTCCCTGTTTGGACTGCCCATACTGTAAAAATATCTTACGTACTCCAATATTTCAGAATGGATAGGAATAATGCGATCCTTGCCGGCTTCAGTCTTGATGCCGCCTATCATGTAGGGAATTTCATAATATGGATACACCTTG